GGCCGCGAGCTATCGCAGCGCATTTCCCATTTGTGCGCGTCGGGCAATCCCTCAAGAAGCTTCGGAATGCCCTGCATCGGCACGCCCGGCGAATAGACCTCGCTGTCGATATAAAGAATGTGATCGCCAATCACGCAAGCCCGGCACCCGGCCGTCGGGTCTGTCATGCCGAAGTCCAGCCCATAAAACCAAACCACCCTTTCCGGCGGTGTCATCTCCGAGATCCGCCAGTCCTTGAATACCCGCGCCTCGCTGAGGGTCTGGTATCGGCCTTCCCAGACATGCAGGTATTTGTCCGGCTGGCGCTTGCGGTCGCGCTCCATGTCGGCGCGAAGCTCGTCAGGAAACCACGGGTTGTCGTGCCAGTTGGCCTGGATCACAACCGCGTCCTCGGGCGGTTCTCCGCGCAGCATCACGTCGATCGGGTCTGTTTCGCTCTGAGGGTTCCAGGAAAACCAAAGTTCAGATCCCGCGTTGCGGATCGTCGGGATAAGCAGGTCCAGGCTCATCTGTGTTGCTGTTTGCGCCTCTTCCCACCAGGCAACGTCGAAACCTTCCAGCGATTTGATGTTAGCGGCGTTATGGTTCTGCATCCCTCGAAAGATCGCGACGCTTCCGGCGCGCGGGCAACGGATTTCCTTGTCGGTGATCTGGAAGTATTGCGATAGCCCGAATTCCTCAATCCGAGCCTCGATCAGCCGCTTGACCGAATCCGCAATGCTGTTCTGGACCTCGCGAATGCAGAGAACATCCTTGCCGCTCAGAAGCGCCTTGATCGCCTCGCCAGCCCAAAAGTAGCTTTTGCCGCTGCCTCGCCCCCCATGAATGCCCTTGAACCGCGCCGGATACAGCGCAGGCTTGAACGCCCGGGCAACCGGGATCTGTACGCGCATTAGCCCTTGTCACTGTCCACGATAACGGATTCGACGGTGACCTTGGTGTTGATCGCCTCGCCGTCCGGGCCGGAATGCTCAATGGCACTTTTCTCGCCATACTTCTTCGGCCGCAACTTCCCGGCCATCCACTTGCGAGCATCAATCCGCAAGCGCGTGCGCTGGACATGCTCACCATTCAGATGCCAGCCCTCGTCTCCGCCGCTGCGCTCCATCCAATCGTTTCGCGCGTCATCTGCAATGTCGAGCACTTCATCGAAAAGGCTATCTGCCTGCGTTTCTCTAGCCCGCGCGTATTGGTCAGAGAAACCGTCATGCACGGCGAGCCAGCGGAAAACCGTTGCCTTGCTCGGCATGTGGTCGTCTTTGCATATCGAGCGCAGGCTTTCACCATCTGCCAGGCGCTCGCATATTTCGTCGGCCTTCTCGATTGTGTATTCGTCAGGCCTTCCTCGACGAGTCACTTGCCGTAGCCTCCGCCTTTGCGGCCCTTAGGTTTCTTCGCCATATCTGTGTCTCCGCCAATAAAAAAAGCGCCACCTGCTGGCAGCGCCTTTATCAGAATTCCCCGATTGTCTTCACGGGTCGCATATATTCTGCCGCTTGTCAAGTCCACGCCTCCGCAAGCTCATCCAGCCCGCGCGTCAGCCTCGCAAGGTGCCGCTCGAAGCCACGGCTGCCTGTGCACCCAGCCATTGCTGCGACGTGGCGTCCGTCGATTACCACATGCTCGATAACGGGCCGGGCGAACAATGGCACATGCGCCCACATGCGCAGAAACTTGCGGCGGGCATCGAAAGCCGCCTCTCGTGTGCCCTTAACGCTGCGGTCCTTGTCGATCTTAAGCGCGGCGAGCGGATCTTGCGCGCGCGCTCCCTCGGCGGCGTCTCGTAGCTCGCGGGCGATTGCCACTTGGCCCAGCGTCAGCCGGCCTTGCTTGAGGTAAGCGTCGATCGGCTGCACCCGGCGCATCCGGGTAACCTTGTTCGGGTTCGTCTGTTTGCCTGTCTCCGGGTCCGCCTCGACCGCATCCTCGCGGTGCAGGTGCTCGCGATTGGCTGGGCCGTCCGCGCCGCTGTCCCACGGCATTTCGGGCAGCGTTACGCCCGGCTTGTGCCTTGTCGCATCATTTGCCACCACCGCTCGCCGCCATGCCTTGCCGCGCTTCTTAGCCAATGCTTGCCCCATTATGCTGCCTCCGAATGCTGTGACCGCGCCATGTGCTGCATCACTCTCGCCAGAATGCACTCGCGATAGCTCGCCGGGCTGGACGGGTTAAACGCCAGGCTGACCCAACTCGGAGAGCAACCGATTTGCCGTGCCAGCGCCGAGTAGCTTGTGAATACATGCCTTCCGACGCGGATTTCGCGGCTATTACCGGATACGCGGCCAAGCTTGGAGGTGCTGTTTGTGCGCCCGACATTGCCGAGGTGCCCGTATTGCTCAAGGTGGCGGTTTATGGTGCGCTCGCTGACGCCGAGAGCGCTTGCCGCCTCCCGCTGACTGTCGAATTTGCGGCGCCCGTCAGTGCACGGATTGCCGGGGTGGCCGCCTCGCCGCTCAGCCATTCTCGCCTCCGTCAAAGGTTAGCTGCTCGGCGCGCGGCGGTTTTTGCTCAACGAACATGTCAGGCTGCCGCGTGGCTTCCTCGACGCGGCGGCAGGCTATGTCGAAGTAATCCTCATCTATCTCTATGCCGATACCCTGTCGGCCTAGGCGCTGGCAGGCGACAAGAGTGGTGCCGCTGCCCATGAAGGGGTCAAGGATGGTGTTGCCGCCGACGATTTCGCAAAGGTCGCGCATAAGGCCGACAGGCTTTGAAGTGGGATGCCCTATGCCGGTAGGGGGCGGGTAACGCATTACGTCAAGTCGCTTGGCCGCACCTTCCTTGGTGCGCTCTAAGTTAGCCGCCATGTTGCAATCTTTTTCTTCTCGCGCCTCTCTAAGCGCCTCGAAAAAATCGCTGTTAAGTGGAATGGCCTTTATAAGTTCGCTGACTTGCTCTTCTGTCGGCAGGCAGCAACCTTCTTCCCATCTGTAGCAAAGCCCAGTTTTCTTGCCGCGAACCAGTATATCAACTTGGCCCTTAGACATTCCGACAGACTCGCGGCACTTCTTTAACGCTGCGGCGAGGCGCATGGAGCGCGGCCCGACTATCGTTTCTGCCTCTTTTCTGGGGCGGCACAAATATGCGCTTTCATACGAATAAAACATCCCATCGTCTGCTACAGAGCCGCCTCCCTTGCTCCATATTACTTGACGGATTTCAGGGTGTAGTAGATACAAAATGTCTTGTATTGTTCGTCTTGTCCGCTGCCCGAAGAAGACCACGGCGCGATCAGACAATCGACGTGCCGCACCAACCCATTGCATTGTGAACGCTGCCAATTCTGTTTCATTCATAGCGTCCCAAGTTTCGTCCAAAACCCCATACGGCGGGTCCGTCACCACAGCATCCACCCTGCCAAGCGCAGGCATGATTTCCACGCAATCCCCCAGATAGAGCGTCTGCCCCCCGATCACCTCCTTGCGCTTCCACGGATCACCCATCGGCGCCTCCCGTCGCAATTTCCCCACCGCAGGCCGCGTATCCGCACTTGTCTACCCAATTATCCGCGTGCCTCGGGTTGCCCCATGCCCGCGCCGACTTCACGTCATCCATCAGGATACAGACCTGCTCGGGCGTAATCGTGACCCCAATGCGGGCTGACCAGACGCGAGCAATGTGGGCGAAATTAAGCTCCGCATCGCCGTGCGTGGCTGCTCTGTCCACGGTGACAGCCTGGCGGGCGGCGTCGAGGATCTCGGCGCGGTTCATGGCTTCACCCGCGCGCTGTGGACATCGGCCCAATCTTGGCCCGGCCTTTCTGGAAACTTCACATGCACCTCCAATCCTTGACAGGCGAGCCGATGCGCCAGCCGGTATGCTGCCGCGTGCCCTCCGAATTTCGCGTCATTGTCCCCGAAGATCGTCACCTCGTCGCAGCCCTCGGGCGGATGCCACTTCGCCATCATGCTCGTGCTCAGAGCAGCCCAAACCGGCAGATCGTAAAGCGCGGATGCGGCAAGCGCGGTCTCAATCCCCTCGGCTATCCCGAGCGGCCCGCCGGTGTATTCGCTCAAACGGACGCACGAGCCGTCAGGTACGCAGCCGGGCATGATCTTGCGAACGGCCTCCATCTCGGCCTTGCCAGCCCCGTCCGGGCGCAGAAACGTCCTGTGCAGCGTGCAGGGCTTGCCGGCGGGGTCTGACACCACAGCCACCATTGCGGGCCTCACACCGCCCTCTCCGTCGCGTATGGACGGCGCATAGCGCAGGGATTTGGGGTAAACCGGGTCGCCAAGATCGCGGCTCGTCAGATACCTGTCCACGAGATCGCCCGGCTGCGCTGGTGTGCTTGCCGAATACACCTCGCGCAGCGCTGCGCGCTTCTGCTCATCGCTCATCTCGCGCGGCTTCGGGTCGGCGTCGGGCTTCTCGTTGCCGAGGATCGCATCGACCCGCGCCGCCACG